TGTGGAGCCAGCGGTGAGATATCCATAAGTCTCTAGCGTTTGCGGTGATGCTTGATACCTGCCCAGTTCGTTGTTGCTTCCAATTTTTTTATAATCCCAAGCACTGGCAGTATAAGCAATCTGTGCCAGTAGATTTCTCAATTGTGTGGCTGACAACTGTGCTATCACTGCCCAGTCTGGACAAGACACCGGCGCATCAGCACGACCCAGCCAAGCCACTGGCAGTGGGTCTCGAGGTGCTGTGCGAGCGGCTTGTTGTATTCCTGCATCCATTATTTTTTAGGTCTCTTTCCACTGGCGTCGGTCCAGGGCTCGTGTGCTGGCGCCACAGTACAGCCTGTCACGATCGTTCCGCCCGACTGCCATAATCCGCCCGAGAGCTTGGTATCTGTTTTTGGTGTAGTTGTGGGCGGGGTCACTGGTGTTGGAATTCCAGGTTTGCCGGTGTTTAACAACAACATGCCGCCAAACACAGTGGTCTTGATTAAACTAGACACGTCGAGTAAACCGCCGGCTGTCAGACTGGCTTTGCCTAGAGCACTCAAGGTCAACATACCATTGCATTTGAGGCTGGCGAGACCCACTGCTGAAGCACTGAAGTTTCCTGATGTGGCCATGCTGATGGATCCCAGAGGAGATTTATCATTGCCCACCGCGGTCATTTTGATATTTGGTGCACTAAGGTTCAACAACACATCACTGTGAAGATTTAGCACACCTTGTGTGCGTAGATTAAATCCAGTTCCAGCATACACATTGATCTGACCATTGTTACTGAATTCCATCCATTGATTGCCTGATGCAGATGCAATATACAACACCTGCTCGGAGTCGTTCATGAGTATTTGATGTCCGCCGGCGGTGCGTAGTCGCATGAGTTGGTCTTTGCCGTCAGCATCGCCGTCGTCCATGACAAACTGATGTCCACCTGTTCTGGCAATTACAGCCTGTGGAGCACCAGCAACTTGATCGCCTTTGGATATTTTTCTGCCGGGTGTGCTGATACCGTATACGTTGCTGGGTGCTTCTCGTAGGCTGCTGCTACTGATAGCACCACGTATGGGATCTCTGTCTAGACCTTGTCTGACCAACAGTTGAGATTGGAACTCATGTGGATATCGGGGTGTGTTGGTGAGTCCGTCAGCATCAAAGGCCGTGGGTTCTTTGGTGCTGTATTCTACCACCGGCAACACGCTGCTACCGCTGGCTGTTATAGATGTGGGAGTCCTTGTGAAGTTCTTGCCGCCAATGGCTCGACCAAGACCAGGAACCATGTGATGGCTGCTGGAGTCATAGATGCAACCAATCCAGTACCAGGTACCGCTGGGAGTGCAAATAACCAAGACCTTGTTGCCAATATCGGGCGGAACCATCCACATGCCATAACTTTGTCCCACTGTAAATGGTCCGTCAGGCAACTGTTGATTTTGTGCATCAGTGCCGTAGGTGGTTCCGTAAAATGGGCTGCAATAGCTGGCTACCACTGTGTCGTCGGCTGTAGCCGGCGTGATTCGGCCAGTGTCTTCGGTGATCTTGACTCGCAACTGCCCCATCCTGTTGCCTTCCACATGCGATACCACTATGGCTTCGAATGGGCCCGGTGTCAATGATGATGTCTTGCTGTCTAAGACCGAGGTTGGATCGGGCCCTGATTTTCTTATTTGATCTGTTGCCATGTGCTAGTTGATTCCTTTATTGTCTTGGATCACCGTTGACTTCCACAGTCCAGGGTGCATCTGAACTGGGATTCAATATCAGTGTGGTTCCCGGAGGTATGCTGGTGTCTATGGGCAAAGGTTCGTTGCTGACATTGTCAGGATCATAGTCACCAAGGGGATTGGTGGGGTTGGTTGGCACTAGATCCTGATCGTTGTTATAGCCCAATTCGACCGGTCCATCTGTTCTGCGATTTCCAGTGTTGGCAGCTTGACTGTAGGTTGTGGATGCTTCATCGTTCGTGATTCGCACCAGACTCAACACCTGTTCAAATTTACCATTGGCAAATCGATTGTTCACAGTCAGTATCTTGTATTGTCCACTGAACAGGCTTGGGCTGTATTGTGGTTGTGGATATGCCAGGCCTTGATTTTCCAAGTCTATGTCCATGTCCACTGGAGAATTTATGTTGACTCGCACGATCACTTCGCCGCGATCCATGGGATAATGTCCATTGCGCCGAGCATAAGTCGAGGCAGAGATGCTCCAGTTGTTGAAGTCTGATGCTGATTCAGGATTGGGTATGTACAACCAATCGTCCTGTTTGATCAAAGTTGGGTCACCCACTATGGTCAACTGCAAGGCCAGCATTTCTTGATTTTGTGCAGTATATATACTTTTTAACACATCGGCGGCCGACTGTGCTGCCGGTCTATCAATCACGTTCATGCCCGAAGTCACGGATCTATCACCCACTATGTATCTGTATTTTACAGGTGTAATAGTAGGTATTCTGGCCAGCTGTGGATGTATCTTGGAAATAATTGCTGGATTCAGACCCACAACATCTCGCCCTGTATTTCGTAGTTGCTCGTATTCTGTGTCCTCGGTGCTGTCTTCGGCGGCCTTGGCTGATGTAAATGCCATGATTGCAGTATAGTGGGTGCTGTCAAAATTTATTTTGAGATCAATGATGTCAGTATTCAACCCGGTATACAGATAATTGTAATATTTTGCTGTGTAAGGAATAGTGTCTGTGTACAAGGTAGGCACTTCTGGGCGTCGTACCGACCACATGGCGTATTGTTGAATGTTGTAAGTGACAATTTTGGGATAACGATTGGTCCGCACGTCTATGTCTGGGCCTTGTCGGTTGCCATTGATATCAATTCCACCGTATTCGATCTTGGTTGTGGTTTTGATAGCGTTGAAGATGCCGGTTTGATCCACGCTGGCAGTATTTTCATAGGCATTGGCTTCTAATCGCAGTTGTTCTTTTATGAGAAAATCACTGTGTGCCATGACCTTGGTTATGATATCCAATATGGGCGTGCCACGAGGTATGGTAAAATTAGATTTGTTTAATTGTATGTCTTTGACCTTGGGATTAGCTTTGGCCAAGGACACCTTGGTTTCATTTACTATCTTGCTTTCGGCAATTACAGGATCTATTTTAAAAAAGAATCCGTCGCCCTGAGTGGCCTTGTTGTTGGTGATCAAGCCGACTTGAAAATTTAAAAACTTTTCTTCTAACTCTTTGAAAAATTCCCGGACTGTGCCTGCGGTGATGTTGAACACCTCGGGCGTGGTAGATAACTCTGTGGACTGTAACACATGTCCTCCAGAAGGAACAAAATCTATCTTGTACTCGGTGCCGCGTGTGGTCACTTCAACTTTCATGGTCAGCAACCTGATAGGAAATCGCTTGGTGTACGTGGTCACATCGCTTTTGCCCTTGGGGATTTCTTCGCCATTGTCGTCGTATCCTTTGAACTCCAACTGCAACATATAGGGATTTTCACAATAATTTTGATAGGTTTTTCCATCCCAGGAAGCAGCAATCAGTGTGTCAATCAAGGTCACACCATAGGGTTCTAATATGGTCATTGATCCTTTGATCATGTTGCTGCTTTTAGAGTTTTTGTTTGGTGCGATTACCGAGTCGAACTGTACAGTTTGTATGTGATAATTCAATTTCAGGGTCCCCGGTTGCCTGCGTTCAGGATACACTCCGCCGTCCTGGGCCACAACAAAACTGCGAGGATTGGTTGGCATCCATGTCATGGCATCTGTGGCATCCTTGGAATCCATGAGCCTGTTATAGTCAGTCACGTTCAGCCACCACAAACTCCACGAGTAAGTGTATGATGCATACTTGTGAAGAGGGTTTGGCGTCACTTCGTTTGCAGCTGGATACTTGATGGTCATTGTCAAATGCCTAGTTGTTGTTGAACCACTGCCTTGGTAGGAACATATATTATGGTGCCGGCGATGAAATTTAGCAAAGGATCTCGTAACACATCGGGATTGCGTACAGCAAATACCCACCATAGACTACTGTCTTGATACAGGTCGTTGGCCAGGAGGTCAGGACGGAATTGATAGATCTGATCAATTTGATATATGGCATCTGTGACATGGCCGCTGATGGTTTTTCCTGGCCATACGTCAAGAAACTTTCCCCAGGTTTGTGTGCCTGAATATGGACTGGTGCGTGAGTATGCCATTATAGGAATCCGCCGTTCTTGATGTTGTTATTCACGTACTTAGTGGGCTGGGTAGCACCAAAGCCCGAAGCTGGCCCTGCGGCTCCCACACGATTGATCAGACTACCACGAGCAAAATCTTCCAGGCTGAATCCTTGGCTTTGTGCCAATCTGCTGTACACTGGTTGCAAGGTCAGACTCATCTGGCTGGTGGTTGGCAAGCGTGTGCTGTTGAGCCTGGGATTGAGTCCTTGGCTGCCTCGGGTAACGCTGGGCTCAGGAATATCTACATAGTCTACATCTGCAGGCATGGTATGACTGAAACTGGTGACCACACAAGGCACATTGGGCAGGTAGTATTGACCATAACCATTGAGGTACACAATGGGAGGAGGGTTACCGGCGGCTGGACCATAACCAAAAAACATCTTGGTACAACTGCGGAAGAAATATATTGCAGCCAACAGGTATTGACCTTCGTTGACATTTTGTACTGTAAAGTCTGAGGTCAGAGTGATTGCCGACACTTCGCTATTGTCATAAAAATACTGGGTGTAGTTGCTGTGCGTTAATTTTTGTGGAGTGTAGCTGGCTGTGTGTTGCACAGTGATTGTGGGAGTATAGGGAAATACCACACCTATGCGTTTGGTTCCGCCCAGACCGGTTATTTGTCCCAAAGCCGCCCCAATGGGGTTGTCTGAGCCACCACCGCTTTCAGTGACCAGTGGACTCATGAGTGCATTTCCCTGTGGGTCATTGTAAAAATACTTGCTGTTGGGAGCCAGGCTTACTCGCACACGCCAATCTGAACTGGCATTGGGGAAAGATGGAAAAACAAATCTGGGTGCAGGGCCCACTGTTCTTGAACTGTATCTGAACATGTCTGCTGTGCTTTGACGTGTGCTCATGCCATTGGGTGCCAGACCCACAGCACCAGTCAAACCGTTGCTGATGCTTTGCCCCAGTTGTGAACCAAACGACTGCTGTGAGCCGTTGAGTGGACTTCCTGGTAATTGTGCGTTGGACAAAACTGGCATGTGATTTCCTGTGTTATACAGTATTTATTGACATCATTAACGGCGTAGATAATGTTTTTAGTTTTTCAAAATTAGGTTGACACAGTCAAATTAAATATGTTAGTATGTGCTAACTTTAAAGGAAATAAAGGTGCGCCATAATTATCTCAACAACAAAGACATTCTCAAAGAAATACACAAAAGCAAGACAACCTACTGTTCATACCCTAATCCACTGGATGCCGACTATGACATCATCTTGCCCGATGTGAGCAAAATAAACAAAAAGAATATCATGCAAGGCCGACGTAATCGAGCTGAACGCCTGGCCAAATTGGCACACGAAGCAGCCACAGTAGATGGTGTCAAACGCAAATTAGACGAGTTTGAAATCAAACTCAAAGATGTTCCCGATACCGACGTGGTATTCAGAGTCATGACCTGGGATCACATTCCCATTGATGATGCCAAAAGCCGCAAGGCCGCTATCAAGGCTCTGGAAGAGGAAGAAGGTGCTATTCCACATTCGGAATACGACGACGATGACTTGGACTTGGCCGGCAACACCAAATATGTCAAATGCAATTTTCCTCCGTTTCAGCACTTTCGAGTCGATGAAGAAGGGGAACCTGTGTGCGTGGGCAAGAGCCACTGGAAGGGAGACTTGGTCAAAGGCGCATTCAATCGCGACCATGGCAAGATGACTCCCAAATTGGCCAACATGTTTATCAAGTTATGCGAACGCTATGCCACACGCAGTAACTGGCGTGGCTACACCTACAACGACGAAATGCGTAGTCAAGCACTATTACAACTGAGCCAGATTGGTCTACAGTTTGATGAGGCCAAGAGTCAAAATCCATTTGCTTATTATACTGCTGCCATAACCAATTCGTTTACTCGTGTGCTCAACATTGAAAAACGCAATCAGAATCTGCGTGATGACATCTTGGAAATGAACAACCTGACTCCCAGTTACACACGCCAGGGCATGAAAATCAGCACCGGCGGCGGTGATGGCGGCTACGACGATTGAGCAAATACTCAGTTGATATCACCGGCATAATCCTGTATACTTGACACTATGACCAACCTTTTTAAAAAGGCTGCTGTGTTCACAGACATACACTTTGGACTCAAAAGCAACAGCCAACTACACAACGAAGACTGTCTTAATTTTGTAAAATGGGCCACAGCCAAGGCCCGAGAACAAGGTTGCGAAACTGCCATGTTCCTGGGTGATTGGCACAACAATCGTGCATCAATCAACATTGTCACACTCAACTACAGCCTAAGAGCCCTGGAGCATCTCAATGAGAATTTTGAACAGACTTACTTTATTCCCGGCAACCATGATCTGTATTATCGTGACAAGCGTGATGTGCAAAGCGTTGAATGGGCAAGACACTTATCTAGAATCCATATTTGCAACGACTGGTTTACCAGTGGCGACGTTACTATTGCACCATGGTTGGTAGGAGACGATTTTAAACGTCTTAAAAAACTAAAGGGCAAGTACATGTTTGGGCATTTTGAACTGCCCGGGTATCTCATGAATGCCATGGTGGCCATGCCTGATCACGGCGAAGTAGATCCTAAGTCCGACTTGTCCGGCTTTGAACATGTGTTCTCAGGACACTTCCACAAACGACAGACCAAGGGCAATGTCACTTACCTGGGCAACTGTTTCCCGCACAACTATGCTGATGCTGGAGACGATGACCGTGGGCTCATGATCTTGGAGTGGGACAAAGATCCTGTGTATCATGCCTGGCCCGAACAACCCATATATCGTGTGTTCCAACTCAGCGATGTACTCAAACACACCGAGGTCATGCTTCGACCCAACATGCATGTGCGTGTTAACTTGGACATTGACATCAGTTACGAGGAAGCCACGTTTATCAAAGAAACCTTTATCGACACTTATAAACTGCGTGAAATTACTCTGATACCGGCCAAGGTCACAGACTTGACCGAATACGAAATACAAGGCAATATTGCGTTTGAATCGGTAGATCAAATTGTGTTTGGTCAATTGAATTCGATCGAAAGCGAACAGTTTAATAAAAATCTCCTGTTGGATATCTATAGAAATCTATAATGTCATTTAAAATAAAAGACCTAACTGTTAAAAATTTCATGAGTGTAGGCAACACCACACAAGCCGTGGACTTTGATCGCAAGGACCTGACACTTGTCCTAGGAGAAAACTTAGATCTAGGTGGTGATGACTCGGGTGCCAGAAACGGCACAGGCAAAACCACCATAATCAATGCTCTTAGCTATGCTCTTTACGGCACGGCCTTGACCAACATCAAGAAAGACAACCTGATCAACAAAGCCAATCAAAAGAACATGATGGTTACCATTGACTTTGAAAAAGATGGCATCACTTACCGTATCGAACGCGGTCGTAAACCCAATGTGATGAAGTTCTTTGTTGGCGACACCGAACAAGAAATCACCGATGATGCACAGGGTGACTCAAGAGAAACACAGGCCGAAATAGAACGCATGCTGGGCATGAGTCACGACATGTTCAAACACATTGTGGCTCTCAACACCTATACAGAACCATTCCTAGCACTCAAGGCCAATGATCAACGTAGTATCATTGAACAACTGCTGGGCATTACCTTGTTGAGTGAAAAAGCAGATCGACTCAAAGAAGCAAATAAAACCACCAAAGATGCCATAACCAAAGAAGAGTTTCGCATCAAGGCTGTGAGTGACGCCAATACAAGAATTCAAGAACAAATTGAAAGTCTAAAACGCAGACAAACACTATGGGTGACCAAACATGCAGAGGAGACAGCAAAAATACAGGCGGGACTCCAAGAACTACAGAAAATTGATATCGAGGCCGAGATACAGGCACACAAAGATCTTGCAACGTGGGATCAACTCCGCAAGGACCTCAATGAGCTTTCAACGGCGATCGGTCGCACGAAACTGGACCTGGGCCGTGAGGAGAAAACCATTGAACGCTTATCAAAGGATATCATTTCGTTGGAAAATCATACGTGCTCCACTTGCGGACAAGAGTTCCATGACGAAAAGCACCAACAGGTGTTGGGATCAAAGCAGAGAGAACTGGAAGCAGCAAAATCAAATCAGGAATCGCATGCTGCCCTCCTGGCTGAACTACAGTCGGCTCACGATGGGCTGGGCAACCTGGGCGTGAAGCCCAAAACGTTTTATTCCACAGAGTCCGATGCTATACATCATCAGGCCACAGTGACCAATTTGGAAAAACAGCTGGCATTGAAACAGGCCGAACAAGATCCTTACACTGAACAAATAGCAGAAATGCAGGAAAAAGGCGTGGAAGAAATCAGTTATGATGCCATGAACGAACTGACCAATCTGCGAGAGCACCAAGAGTTCTTGTTAAAATTGCTGACCAACAAAGATAGTTTTATTCGTAAACGTATTATTGATCAGAACCTAAGTTATTTAAATGCCCGCTTGGGACAGTACCTGGACCGTATTGGCTTACCACACACCGTTAAGTTCAACAATGATCTTAGCGTAGGCATCACGGAATTGGGAAGAGATTTAGACTTTGACAACTTATCTCGTGGAGAACGCAACCGCTTGATTTTATCCTTGAGCTGGAGCTTTAGAGATGTTTGGGAAAGTTTATATCAACCTATCAACTTGTTGTTTATCGACGAGCTGGTTGACAGCGGTATGGATAGTTCAGGCGTGGAAAACGCCCTGGCTATCCTGAAAAAGATGAGTCGCGAAAGCAACAAGAGTATTTGGTTGGTTTCGCACAAGGATGAGCTGGCCGGACGTGTAAACAATACCTTGCACGTGGTCAAAGAAAATGGCTTTACTAGTTACAACACAGATGTAGAGATTGTGTAATTTCAAGACTGTGGCGTGTTTTTGCTGATAAAAGATAATTAGTTATGCATGTCATGGCTATTCGAAAACACTCTAGTAGATTCTTTGCCCGAAGATTGTGTTGGTTTTGTTTATTTGATAACAAATAAACTGACTGGCAGGAAGTATATTGGTAAAAAACTTGCAAAATTTAGTCGAACCACGTATCGAGTGATTAAACTAAAAAATGGCAAAAAGAAACGAAAAAAGATTAGAGGCAAGATAGAATCAGATTGGCAAACATATTATGGTTCCAGTCCAGAATTAACAGCAGATGTGACAACACTAGGTGTTGACAATTTTACAAGAGAGATACTATACTACTGTAAAAGCAAATCTGAATGTAGTTACATTGAAGCGAGAGAACAATTTGCTCGCAGAGTTTTAGAAACCGACGATTATTATAACGGACACATACAGGTCCGTGTACATGGCTCACACATTATCAACAAGATTTAATCCCTAGACACCAAGTCTGACTGTTTTAACAATAATAACACTTTTATATATTATTCGCACTCTGTTTGGTCGAGGCAGCTCGACTCGCAAGGAGGAACGGTGAGATACCCGGTCCGGACGATCTTGTGTGTGCAAGGCAATGCTAACTTAAGGCATAAATGGTTTGAGCTCTGTTGAAAAAGACACAACTCATGCTCATAGGACTTGGATTTATCATCGGGTTACTAGGGTTCCGTTGATATGTGAAGCTAGAGTAAGGGGTACCGGACAACCGCCTCTGTGTAGGAAACTACAATCTCTTTATAATAAATGACTATGCTA